GGTCCATGCCTCAATGCGGATGGAGTTTAAACTGCTCCGAGGCATTATCCGGGACTACGCTCCTAAGTCTTACAGCTATGACCCGGAAAGCGGCGACCGCAAGGCCAAACAGGCCGACTACGACACTACGGAAGTGATACCCGTAAGCGATCCAAACGCAGCCACTATGGCCCAGCGGATCATGCAGTATCAAGCTGCCATTCAATTAGCCCAAGGTGCCCCTCAGATCTATGACTTACCCCAGCTTCACCGGCAGATGTTGGAAGTGTTGGGAATCAAGAACGCAGATAAGCTTGTTCCAGTTGAGGATGACCAGACGCCGAAAGACCCAATCAGCGAGAACATGGCATTCCTTGTGGGCAAACCGACCAAAGCCTTCATATATCAAGACCATGATGCACATATCGCCACTCACATGGCAATGATGCAAGACCCGTCAATCATGCAGATGATTGGTCAAAACCCTATGGCTCAGCAGATCCAAGGGGCAATTCAGGCTCATATTGCTCAACACTTAGCCTTCTCCTACCGGGCAAATGTTGAGAAACAGTTGGGTGTGGAGATGCCGGCCCCGGACTCTGAACTCACTCCCGACATGGAAGTGCAGTTGTCTAGGTTGGTCGCCCAGGCTGCTCAGCAGTTGTCACAGGCTAATCAGCAGAAAGCCCAGCAACAACAGGCTCAGCAGATGGCTCAAGATCCTGCAATGCAACTCCAACAAGCTGAAATCCAGATCCAACAGCAGGATTTACAGCGTAAACAGCAGAAAGATCTGGCAGACAACCAACTAGCCCAACAGCGTCTTGCCCTTGATGCTCAGCGGATTCAAGCTGACATTGAGAAGGAAAAGATGCGGGTTCAGTCTGACGCGCACAAGTATGCTATGCAGAACCAGAATGATTCTCAGAATGAGTCTTTAAGGTTGGCTGCTCAACAACGCCAGCATAACCAAAAGATTCAAGCTGATCTGGTTAAGAACCTGACTAAAAACCAAGTTAAGCCTGGAGGTAAATGATGGACAAGTATTTGGAATACCTAATCAAACAGATTAAAGACAGGCAGGAACATTTAACTTGGGCGTTGGCGGATGGTGCGGCCAAGTCTTATGACGGGTATGTAATGTTGGTGGGGGAAATCCGGGGTCTTTCCTTCACGCAACAATGTGTAAATGACCTCGTGCGTAAATTGGAACATGACGATGAGTGAAACATTGATAGCACCTAGTTTGTTTAGTATCCCAACTGCCTTACCAGAGGTAACTACGGATAAGGCTAGACAATTACCTGAACCAGCAACCTATCACCTGTTATGTGTTATTCCAGAAACTGAGGAAAAATACGACAGTGGTTTGGTTAAGTCTGGACAGACTATGCACTTTGAAGAGGTGCTATCGCCTGTTTTATTCGTAGTTAAGATGGGTCCAGACTGCTATGGCGATAAAACACGCTTTCCTAGTGGGCCTTCTTGCAAGGTTGGAGATTTCGTTTTGGTGCGTCCTAACTCAGGCACTCGGGTGAAGATTCACGGGCGGGAGTTCCGCATCATCAACGACGATTCGGTTGAAGCGGTTGTTGAAGACCCGCGTGGCATCAGCCGCGCATAAGGAATAGACATGGCAGAAACTGCATTCAAGTTTCCTGACGAGGAAATCGTCAACGATAAGGAAACAGCAAGTACGGAAGTGGAAATCGAGATTATCGATGACACGCCTGAAGAGGACCGTAACCGTAGGCCGATGAAAGAAGCCCCGGCTGATGTCACCGACGAAGAGCTTGAACAGTACAGCGACAGCGTAAAGAAGCGGATTCAGCACTTTACTAAGGGCTATCACGAGGAGCGGCGGTTTAAGGAAGCTGCCCTGCGCGAACGGGAAGAGGCTGTCAACCTAGCTCAAAGCCTTGTTGAAGAAAATAAGCGCCTTCAGGGGTCACTGGGCCAAGGGCAAGCTGCGTTGCTCGACCAAGCTAAGAAAGTCATTGCGGGTGAGGTCGAAGCGGCTAAGCAGAAATACAAGGCTGCTTACGAGTCTGGGGACTCGGATGCGTTGGTTTCAGCACAAGATGAGCTTACAAATGCCAAGATTAAGGCTGATAGGGTCAACAATTTCAAGTTACCCCCTTTACAAGAGCCAAAAGATGTAGTACAACATCAACAGGCGGCAGCAACGCCTCATGTTGACACCAAAGCAAGCGCGTGGCAGGACGAAAATCCTTGGTTTGGTTCCGACGATGAAATGACCGCTGTTGCCCTAACGGTACATAAGAAACTTGTTGAAAGTAAGATTGATCCAACCAGTGACGAGTACTACGAGAGGATTAACGCTCGTGTACGGCAGCTTTTCCCTGATGCGTTCCCCTCGGGAAAAACAGCTAAAAAGTCAACGGTGGTGGCATCTGCTACCCGTAGTACAGCACCGCGCAAAATCGTGCTGACTCAATCACAAGTGAACATCGCCAAGCGGCTGGGCGTTCCATTGGAAGCTTATGCTAAGCAGGTTGCGGCAGACTTAAGGAAACAGAATGGCTGATAACAGACTTACCCGAGAACTCGATACCCGTGCCGTCTTTGAGCGTCCCAAAAGTTGGGCACCTCCAGAGAAGCTCCCTAGTCCTAACCCCCTTCCGGGTTATGACTTCCGATGGGTCCGTGTTAGTACGTTAGGTACTGATGATCCCATGAACATTTCCGGCAAGCTCCGCGAAGGTTGGGAACCCGTCAGGGCAGTAGATCACCCAGAACTTGGCATCTTGGCTAGCGCTCGCGGGCGTTATCCTGACAGTGTTGAGGTCGGTGGACTCATGCTTTGCAAAATCCCCAAGGAATTCATGGAACAGCGTGCTGCGTACTACCAGCAGCAGACTGATACCCAGATGAACTCGATTGACAATAACTTCATGCGCGAAAACGATCCTCGTATGCCGCTTTTCAAAGAGCGAAGCAGCAAGGTTAGTTTTGGCAAAGGTACTTAACTTAGGAGTCTTATATGGCTTACCCTACGATTGACGCCCCCTACGGGCTAAAGCCAATCAACTTGATTGGTGGTCAGGTCTTTGCGGGCTCAACCCGTGAACTTCCAATTACCTACGGCTACGCTACCAACATCTTCTACGGAGATTTTGTTACGCTGGTTCGTGGTAATTTGGAACGCATTACCGTTTCGACTGGTGTTGTCGGTACGTTGATGGGCGTGTTCCTTGGCTGTTCGTTCACCAACCCGATCACCAAGCAAAAGCAGTTTTCGCAATATTGGCCCGCTTCGACGCTGGCTGGTGACGCGGTTGCTATTGTTTCGGACGATCCGGATGCTGTGTTCCGCGTGGCAATGGTGTCTGGCACCACTGTTATCGCTTCTGGCGCACGGGCTATGATTGGTCAGAACTTGGCTGCGGTGAACAACACTGGCAGCACCAACACCGGCAACTCGGCTAACGCTGTGCTGGCTGACACTTCCATTGCTCTGACGGCTGCTCTGCCGATCCGTGTTATGGGTCTGGTGCCGGATACTGCGATCCAGCTTGGTACTGCTACTTACGGTAGTATTTCCACTGCTACGGTTACCGTGTCTGCGTTGAACTGTACGCCGATGGTTGGTTGTGACGTTGGTTCGTTGGCTGCTAACGGTCAGTACATTGCCAGTGGTTCTTATGTTGCATCACTGACAAACTCTACCACCGTTGTGTTGAACGCTGCTCCGCTTGTTGCGTTTGCTGCTTCGTCCACAATCGTCTTCACCCAGTACCCAGAAATCCTTGCTAAGATCAACTTTGGTCTGCACAAGTATTATGCTGGCACTGCTGTCGCTTAAGGAGCTAAATCATGGCTATTTCACGCGCACAACTACTTAAAGAACTCCTGCCTGGACTGAACGCACTGTTTGGTCTGGAATATGCTCGTTATGGCGAAGAGCATAAGGAAATCTACGAGACGGAAACTTCGGAGCGTAGCTTTGAAGAGGAAACCAAGCTGTCTGGCTTCTCTGCCGCTCCGGTGAAGAACGAAGGCTCTGCCATTGCTTATGACAATGGTCAGGAAGCTTGGACCGCTCGTTACAACCACGAAACCATTGCCCTGGGTTTCTCCATCACTGAAGAAGCGATGGAAGACAACTTGTATGACAGCCTGTCGGCTCGTTATACCAAGGCGCTGGCCCGTGGTATGGCATACACCAAGCAGGTTAAAGCTGCTGCTGTTCTTAACAACGGCTTTAGCGCCGGTGTTACCTACGGTGACGGTGTGTCCCTGTTCTCGACGGCTCATCCGCTTGTCTCTGGTGGCACCAACAGCAACCGCCCTGCGACTGCTGCTGACCTGAACGAAACCTCGCTGGAAAGC